GAATCTGGCGGCATCGAGCGCCTTGGTGTCAAAGTACGGAAAGATGCTGTTGACCAGCTTTTTCAGTTCGCTGTACTGCGCGGCATCGGTGAGCGGGTCAATGGCAAAGAACACATGGAACTTGGGCCTTGCAGCCTTGCCGTTTTTCTCCTTCATGTGGTTGCGGCTGTAATGAACCGCAAAGGCCACGCCGGGGAAAGCGGTAGCGACATCAGACGGATAGACCCACTGTTCGGGATCATCGCTGTGGTCGTTGTCGCAGTCGACCGGCAGGCAGTTTGAACCGATGAAGTTGTCGTTGCTTCGATAGCTGCCTTTATACTCGGCGCATACATAGTCGTGAGCGACGGCCTTTGTAAGGGAGTCCTTGTCGATGACCTCTACCGCATGCGGATAGGAGCAGTTTCCGGGAATCCCAAGGCAGTCAGCATGATATAAGGTGAATTTCATCTCGTGACCTCCTCGCATTGATCGGTGAAGTAGCGTATCCGGTGTCCCTTCCATGTGGCTCTCTCGATCTCGGTTTCCATACCTGCGGAGATACGGTCACCGAACACCCACATCTCGGCGCACTTGCTGAGAAGTGCATTGCCGAAGAACAGACCCAGCTCACGCTCCTTCGGGTTGCTGTCGTCGAGGAACTGCGTGAAAAGCAGGTGCGGTGCAAGCGGGATATACCCGGCCTCGACCGCAAACCGGCTGTAGCGCCTTGCGGCAGCAGTGTTGTTTTCAACATCTCCGGCATAGGGACTGCAGATATACACAATCGGCCTGAATGCACGGAGGGCTTTTTCTTCTTTTTCTATGGCGCAGAGAGCTCCGAAAGCCGTAGGATCGGGATAGCCTTCTGCGTTTTTCAGTTCGGCCATAATCGGCACCTCCAATCTATAAGTCTCACTACCCACTGGACAGACCAGCGGGTTTTGGTCTAATGAATCAGTCTTTTTTGTAGAACTCGGTTTCATATCCGTCAGCACGGAGCTTCAGACCCTTTGCCCACGGAGGAGTGCGGCCCATCTGTTCACAAACGGCTGCAAGCGACATGCGCGGGTCGGCTTCAATGACCAGCTCGTCGTGGATGTGCATGGTGATAAAGCAATGCGACAGGGTTCTCATGGCATAGCAGAGAATGTCGCGGGAAGTTGCCTGCACGATGTTTTCCACGAGCTTCGGGCCGTAGGTTTCAAGCCGCTCCCATTTCTTTGTGCCGCCGACGCCTTCATAGGTGATACAGTCGCTGCCGAACTGGTTAGTGCCGAGCTTCGGTTTGACATACGAAAGCCTTCTACCGGACGGAAGCGTAATGAAGAGCATCCCGCTCTGGTAGGCGAACTTGATCCCGCACACCTCGTCGGGCATGCGATACTTCACAGCATTCATGGCAGCGCGGTCAATGTCCCACCAGAACTTCACGATGTTCGGGTTGGAGGCCCGCCACGCATTTACCAGTGGTTGGAGTTCATCCTCGGTCAGGCCCATTTCCAGAGCGCCCATCGCTTTGAGGGCTCCGACGCTGCCGCCGTAGCCGAGGGCAAGTTCTGCGATTTTACCTTTCTGACGCAGATGGCTGTTCACGCCATGCTTCTCAACAGGGACCTTGAACATCTGAGAGGCAGACGCGCAATAGATGTCGCCGCCGTTTTCAAAGACCTCCTGACGCCAGAGCTCACCGGCGAACCACGCGAGGACGCGGGCTTCAATCGCGGAAAAGTCCGACACCACGAACTTGCACCCGGCCTTCGGAATAAATGCGGTGCGGATCAGCTGCGAGAGCGTATCCGGCACATCTTCGTAGAGGAGTTCCACGCCGTCAAAGTCGCCGGAGCGAACAAGACTACGAGCCTCTGCCAGATCTTCGAGGTGGTTCTGCGGCAGGTTTTGCATTTGAATGATGCGTCCTGCCCAGCGACCGGTTCTGTTGGCACCATAGAACTGGAACATGCCTCGCGCACGACCGTCAGCGCAGACGGCCTTTTCCATCGCCTGATACTTTTTAACGGAGCTTTTGGCCAGCTGCTGGCGAAGAAGCAGTACGCGCTGCAGTTCCTTCGGAGCGGTTTTGAGCATTTCCGCGACTTCCTTTTTGCCGAGGGAATCGACCTCCAGACCGTTATCCGAGAGCCATTGTTTCATCTGCTGTACGGAGTTCGGGTTATCGAGCGCAGTCAGCTTCTTCATGGCAGCAGTCAGCTCCGAGCGGGAGCGGGTGTCCATTGCAATCGCCTGACGCACCAGCTCCATGTCGAGAGCGACACCTCTGTCGTTGATTTCCTGATCGAGGTGATATTCATCCCAGACGAAATCCGGCACCGGAAACTTGGCAAGTTTGTCCTGAATGGACCTCTCAACCTCAACATCGCGGATGTTGTAGCGCTTGAATGCTGCCCACTTATCCGGTGCGTGGTTCGGCAGGTTCCGGGTGCGACCGCCGTTAGTTTTCGTAGCCGCGCAGGGCTGACAGAAGTATTTGATGAGTTCCTTTCCTTCGGCCAGCTTCTGTTTATCAAGACCGAGCACAGCGCCGGAACCTTCGAGGGAGAGTGGCAGGCCCATATAGGCAGCCCAGACCATCGTACATTTCCAAGAGGCCGGATCGAGATAGTTGCCGACCGTGTCCTCCGGAATGCTGTAGCCGGTGTTGTCAAAATGGCCGTGGTCGCGGAGCCAGCGGGAAAGGCATATCCTCTCGAACTGTGCGTTGTATGCCCACTTGGTGACGGAGTCGTCCGTCAGAGCGGATATCACCTCTGGAGGAATCGCCTCACCGCAGGCAAGGTCAACCTCCTGAACCGGGCCACCGTCAGCCGAGTATCCGAAAAGAAGAATGTCGAAATCCGGTGCTTCGGTGTATTTGTAAACGCCACACTTGGCGAGGTCCACGCTGCTGAAGGTCTCAATATCGATACTGAGTGTTTTCATGTTTACCTTCTTTCACGGGAAAAAGGCGGCAAAGAAGCTCTCTGCCGCCACTCCCGATTTGCTTACTTGTTGTATTCCTTCATACGCGTCTCATGGTATTCGAGGTCGCGCTTTTCACGCTTGCGCTCGCTCACGATGTTCTGGATCATGGAGATCAGAAATGTGATGCTGACGCAGGACCAGACGCCCAGAAGGAAGTTGACGAGAAACTCGGTCAGAGCACTTACGGTATTTGCTTCCATAACGGCACCTCCGATCAGGCGAGGAAGTCCTCGTCGGCATCGGTACCGAAGTCGGATGCCGCGCTGGACTTGCCGCCGAGAGGCTCACCGTCACGAATCTTCTGGAGATTGTTCAGGCCGCAGGCGATGCCCTTGTTTCCGTTGCTGTTGAAGGCGTAGAAGTTGATGCTGGCGCGACCATACACGCCGGAGTAAACCTCGGAGCGGGTCAGGATAGGATTGCAATCCGCGTCCACGATGCCCGGAGCCGTAGAGGAGTTCGCGTTGATGAAATAGCAGCCAGCGTAAGCCGGATCGTCCGGACGCTCGGTGTCGCCGTCACGAAGAGGCGTCTTGATAGCGGTGAGTGCGGGAACGGTGCGACCGTTGCCCTTGAGCTTGGCCTGACCTTCCTCGTAGGCCGCCTGAATCGCCGCCTTGATCTTCTGAACGGTCACGGTGTCAGTCTTCGGAATGATGAGGCTGACGCTGAACTTGGGAGCACCGCCGTTGATGGACTTGGCTTCCCAGACATTGGCGTAGGACCATCTGGTCTCCTTGCCGGTGATAACCTTCATGGGGTTTACGGGTTTTACATTAGTGTTTGACATATTAGTTGTCCTCCTTAAAATCATCGATAATGGTTGTCATGGCCGGTCTTTTATCGCTGTCCGGCACCAGCGTGGGTTTGCCTTGCGGCTTCGTAACAAGACCGCCAAGGATGTCGTTGAACTGTTTCTTTCCGAGAAGCGTGGTCATGGCGGTGACTCCCAGAACCTTGTGTTCGTAAGGGTCATATCCGGCAGCGGTGACTGCTGCGATGACGGCATTCTCGTCGGTGTACTTGCGGTTGGCACGGCCTTCGACCAGCTTGTAGCCGGACCATTGCTTTCCGCTGATGGCTGCACGAAGCGCATAGTCCTTGATGTCCGATGCCCAAGAAATCAGGTCTTCAATGCGACCGAGGATTTCCTCGACTTCCTCGTCCGTCAGGAGAGGCGGCTGCTTGAACTCGTACTTGGCAAGTTCCATGTTGGCTTCGGCTCTTTTGCGGCAGTCGGCTTTTGCCTTGCAGAACTGGCACCACTCGCCGCAGTGGTATTCGCCGCCTCCGCCCCAAGCGAGTTCTGCGGTCGGGACCAGAACTTTCTCGGCCCATTCGTAGAGGTCTGCTTTCGGGAGAGTGAAGGTGCTGACATTGGCGCGTCTCGGCTGGTAGATCGTCATGCTGACGGTGTCGATGTCGTAGATGCAATCGAACAGCTCCAGCGCACCGAGGGCATACAGCTTCATTTGCGGATTGTCATCAGCCTCGACCAGAACTCCGCGACCATGCTTGTAGTCCACGATGTGCAGCGTTCCGTCCGCGATGATGATGCAGTCGCCGGTGCCGAAGCCTTCCTCGACATACTTGGAGTAGTCAAGGCGCTGTTCGATCAGCACCACCGGGTCGGCGCAGATTTTCTTGGCCTCTTCGACGAACTCCATCACGAAGGATACATAGCCATTCGCGCAGTCCTCCATCTCGGCGCTGTACCACGACAGGTTTTCGGTCGGGTCTTCAGCTTCCATGCCGAGCGCCGAGCGGAGCTTGTACTCGCAAAGCGCGTGAGCGTCGGTTCCTTCGGCTGCGAAATCACTGCCTTTATCTTCGTAGCCTTCACAGAGCCTTGCCGAGGGTGGGCAGTTCAGCCACCGGTGCGAAGAGGATGCAGAGAGAAGTGCGTGATTACTCATTGCCCAGCACCTCCGCGTCTGCGACCAGCGCTTTGTACTTCGCCGGGTCGACTTCGGAGAGCTTGCTGGCACCGTACTTCTGGAGGAGTTCACGGATCTGAGCGGTAAAGCCGTCACGCGACTTGTTTGCCAGAATTGCGCGAACCGCCTCAAGGGTGAGTGCCGGTTCTTCCTTCACGGGTTCCGGGGTGATTTCCGGTTCGCCTTCACCGCCAGCGCTGAAGGCTTCGGTCAGCCAGTTGGCGATGGAGTTAATAGAAGATGCAATATCCCTTAACTCTTTGATGGTCGCGTCCATTTCGCTCATTTTGCTCATTGTGGTTTTCTCCTCCTTCCTTGGATTGACTTGTCTGGGCTTCTCGGATCAGCTGCCTTGCCAGACGCTTTGACACTACGCTGATAGCCGTCAGGACTCCGATGAGCTCTTCATCGGCCACGGCTCGGTTGTCTTTGGACTCACTCATGGCGGGTACCTCCTTCCGAGGACTTTTTGTGTTGTTTTGCTGTCCTCAGTACCCACTGGACAGAAGGAGGTGTTTTGGTCTAAAAAATTTGAAAAAAATTTCCCGCCACCTTTTTGAGGCAGCGGGAGCAGTTATTTTAGATGTAGTCTTGCAGCTTTTCAGCAAGCTGCTTTTTGATTTTGGTCCACTGATACCGGAAGGCGGTCTTGGAAACACCCAGAATGGATGCGGCCTCGCGCTCCGTGCAATTTGCCGCGACAAGCTCACAGATACGCCTGCCGTCAGGGTCGAGCCTGTCGAGTTCCTCGTAGAGGGCTGCAAGCAGGGCCTTATCCATTGCGATGGCCTCCGGGGAAGGCTCGTCGGAAACAAGGGTATCACCGAGAGTCAGACCTTCGGCATCGTCAAGCGGAGTATCAAAACTGACGGTATTGCCGAAGGCGCTGTACGGGCAGATGGCGCAGTCACCATCACAGGTCCAGAGCTTGGACTTCGGGCAAACGCAACGACCGCTGCGCTGCATCTGTTTTCTGATGCGGTCGATCTCAGGGACCACGGAACGGTAGACCTCTTCGGTTACCGGGACCAGCTGAACATCGTAGGGGTTGTCCGGATTGCGGACAGGGTAAAAAAACTCTTTTTTCATTAAAATTTCCTCCGTAGATTTTCTTGAGAACGGAGGAAACTTTGTGGTCAGCTGCAAAAAGGCAATAGGAAACCTACCGCAGTCCTGACGGAGTTTTCTCCGTTCGGTCTGCAGCTCCCATATCCAGTTGGTAGCTGTTCTTATGAAATTGTCCCAGCAAGCGGCACTGGATCATCCGTGGCCTACGGATGTACCGCTTGAGGGCGTGAGCACCAGCTCACATCTCTAATTTTAGTCAGAATCCGGAATTACACGAGGAAGTGGGACTTCCGGTTCAAAGTGCTGAAAAACCTTGAAAAATGGGCAAAAAAATAAGGCCCTCATGTCGTGATGACATAAGAGCCGTGATTTATAAGGGGTTCTTTCAGAAGTGGGACTTCCGAATTATTTTTCAATTTCGGTTAATTTGTTGCCGTTCTTGGGTAATTGCTGTGGAATACCGGCATCGCGGAGCTTCTCATTCCACATATAGATTGTCTCCATGTGGTGGTGGTCAATCAGATACCGGTAAATAAGGTTCTCCTCTGATGCAGTCATAATGTTATACCCAGCCTTGGCAATGAGGTCATACGAGAATGATGGCTGCAGGTTCAATCCTATGCAAAGAGCAAGTACGCTTTGAAGCGTAGGCTTGGCGTCTTTTTTATTGCGATAATCCTGAATCATGCGTGAACTAATGCCGGAGCGTTCTTCCATCTTTTCATTTGTGTATTTACGGCGCTCAATATGATAGTTGAGAGTACCACAGAAAGAGGACGGTATCTCAGCAAGAATATCTGACA